TATTACTAGAAGAGACAAAGTAATACATATTTGGAATAATAAAGGTGTTAACGCAATTGCAGAATGGGAAGTAGATGAAACAAAACGTAATGAGTTGTCTAAGAAATTAGGAATAATAGATTAATATAAAAATAAATCGATACATATCTTAGGAGGAATTATACATATATGAGTAGACTATATAACGCATTTGAATTTATTGGTAACATCAATATTGCTAAAAATAAAGATAAATTTCATAAGGTTGACAGTTATGATAGTGGATGGGAAAAACACACATTAACCTTTGCAGTAAAAGAATCTAATACAAACAGTGCTTTTGTTGAAATGCAAGGTGGATATTCAAAAGTTAAATCAAATGTTGTCAAAACATTAGGTAAAGGTACTGAAAACAATAACGGATCTAAATTAGAGATTCCTTGGTCAGATCGATTGAAAAATGAAACAGTTGACATGGTTGCTGATTTTAAAAAGATTGTAGTTGATTTTACAGCTACTAAAGAATTAAAAGAAAAATTGAATCAATTACGTTATGAGATTAGAACTCTTGAGTTTAAAGATAAATTGACACCTAATGAACAAGAAAAACTAACAAAACTTCGTCAAGAACATAGGGAAACAGCGATTCATCGTTACGAATTCATCCATCCTTATGATGCAGTTCAATTATTATCAGATAAATTAGAGGAATATAAGGAATTTAAATTTCGTGTTACTGGTAGTGTTAAAATGTCGGCTTGGAATGGTAAATTCTATCGCAGATTTGAACCTGAATTAATTGAAATTGTAGAAAGTGATACTCCTTCACAATTACGAGCAACCATGGATATTTTCTTCACTAAAGATGCAATTGATGAAAAAGATTTCAAAAAGGATAAAAAAGTATATGTTGATGGTTATGTAATTGATTATGATAATCAATCTAAGAAAGAGGCATTCTTCCCTCAACAATTCGTGATCAATGCACAAAAAATCGATTTCGAAAACGAAACACATGTTAAACGTTTTGAATTCTTAAAAAATAAACTCACTGTTACTAAAAAAGGAGTTTATCACTTACAATGGTTAATTAATATTTTCCGTGGTGCTGATAAAGTTGAATTTACTGAAAAAGATTTAACTCCTGCACAAAAAGAAGCAATTGAATTTGGATTGAATAAATTAGAAGATTTTGCTCCTAAAGGTGGAATGTTAGGTGATAGTGTTTATGAAAATAGACTTATCAAACCAATTCTTGTAAAACTGAACGATGATAATGATTTTACAAACGGTGCTGCTGAATCTTCATATGAAGTAGATGATTTAGATTATGTGCCTGTTCAACAAGAGACTAAGAAAGAAGAAAAACAGGAACCTAAAGAAGAAACCAAAAAGCAAGAAGTTGAGTTAGACGATTTATTTGGATGATAACGGAGGGAATTTATTTTCCCTCTTGAATATAAATATACTGATAATAAAAGGAGAATGATATAATGGCTAAAAAATATGGAAAAAAGAATGTTATAAAAATTGATCCACTTGCTTACAATATTGGATTAATTGGTGAATCCGGCATTGGTAAAACCACTCTTGCTAAAGAAGTTTGTGAGAAACTTTATGGTGAGGATGGATATATGATCCTTAATATCGGTAAAGAAGACGGTATTGATGCTATTCCGAATGCTTCTTATGAAGATATCCCTGATTGGGAAACATTTGTAGATTTTGTTGATTACATTATTGAAAATAGAAACACTGAATACAAAGATTTGAAAGTTTTAGTTTATGATACATATGATGAATTAATGAGAATCACTGAACCTGAAGTAATCCGTCTACATAATAAAGAAAATCCAGACAAAAAAGTTAAAACAATTAAGGCAGCTTTTGGAGGATTTCAAGCTGGTGAGGATAAAGCAGTTGAAATAGTTTTAGATAAGATTTGGGAATTAAAAAGATTAGGGATTGCAATGTTTGTACTCGGACACACAAAACGTAAAACATTAACTGATGTGACAACAGGTTTAGAATATGACATGTTAACAACAAATATGTCCAATAAGTATTTTACAGCCATGAAAACGAAATTACATGTATTAGGTATTGCTTCAGTTAACAGATCAATTGAACATAAGAAAGTTAAACAAAAAATTGGTGCTGATAAAGTTGTCGGTAAAGTAGTAGATGAATCACGTATTATTACTTTCCGTGATGATAACTTTAACATTGATTCAAAATCAAGATTTACAGATATTATTAATTATATTCCTCTTGATGTGGATGAGTTTATTAAAGCAATTGAGGATGCAATTAAAGTTGCTCATGAGAAACAAAATAAAAAAGGTAGTTTAGAAGAAACTAAGAAAGAACAAGAGAAAGCAAAAGAAGAAGCTATTGATAAGGCAGTAGTAGAAAGTAATAAAACAAAAGTAAATGTTAATGAAAATGAGAAATTAGCAGATTTTATCAAAGATCATTTTACAGATGCTTCACCGGAAACTAAAGAGAATATTAAAGAAATTATGACTAATTATGGAATTAAATCATTAAAGGATACAGAAGAAACTCCAACACAAGCGTTTCGTGAGATTGCTGAAGTTTTAAAATAAATAATTGAATAGGGGATGAAATATTCCCCTATTTGTTTTATAAAGAGGTGTGGTCATGGCTAGGAATGTAACATGTCAAGTATGTAAAACAAAAGGGGATACAGATTCATTCTATAAGGTTACAGATGATAAAGGGAAGAATAAGTATTATTGCAGTAAAGAAGAATACGATACTTTCATGGAGGAAAAGGAAAAACGAGAAAGATTAGTTGATTACATATTATTAGATGTATTTAATTATAAAAAAGGACAAAAAGTTAATACCATACTGTTCAAGAAATTAAAAGAATTAAGTAGTTTTTATAATGTAGAAGTAATCCATGAATGTTTTATAGAGCAAAAGGATAACATTCAATATTGGATCAAAACAAAAGGATTCGATGAATTTCATTCTATTTGTTACATGATGAAAATTATTGAAGGAAGTATAAACGATACATATAATAAATGGAAATTTAACAAACAACGAGAAGGTAAACGAGGAAGTGTATCATTTGATTTGAGTATTAATATTATAGATACAACTACATCAAAGAAGACCAATGATAATGGTATATTGGAGTTTTTGAATGAGGAGGACATTTAATGCAGTCTTTGGATAATTACCCTGTCCCTTTAATTGAACAAAGAGATATGACAGAGGCAAATTTTATATTTTGTTTATGGAAAAATCCTGACTTATATGGTGATTACGAAAGAGAAGTACGAGCTGACAGAGACTTATTAACAACTGATGGAATTTTTTATTATTCTCTCGGATATGAAATGTTTAAATTAGGATATAAAAGTTTTGATGATGCAAGTATTTATAGTTATGTTGAAGGTAAAGAAACACTTAAAAATGGATTTGCTAGACGGGGAGGATACAAAACCGTTGAGGAAATCAAAAAGATATTAAACGAGGATAATGTTGAAAGATATTATGATGAATTAGTTAAGAATAATATGCTTCTAAAGCTACATGATAAAGGATTTAATGTCACTAATGAATTAGATAAATTCAATAAAATGAATAGTTCTAATTTGTATGATTACTTTGAGTATCAACTTGATAACGTGTTTCTCAATAGAGGATCTGGTGTAAAAGTTGAAGATTTAGATATTGATGATGAATTTATTAATGATTGTGATATGGGTATTGAAAAAGGATTAAGTTATGCAAGTGCATGTCCGTTATTAAATTTTCATACATTAGGTTTACATAGGGCAAATGTTCAAATATTTGCTGGATTCAGTGGAACAGGTAAATCAAGTTTCTGTGTCAATTCTTATATCTTACCTATTCTTGACCAAGGTGAAAAAGTTGTTATTGTTGCAAATGAAATGAATAAAAAAGCATGGCAACATATTTTCGTAGCAACCATTCTTTCTCAAAAGTTAAATTACTTTGGTTTACCTAGAAAGAAACAAAAAATGGGTGGATTTAATGTAGAACAAAGAGAAATGATGGATAAAGCTAAGAAATATTATGAGGATCATTACAAAGGAAGAATTAAATTTGTTAAGATTTTCGATTACAGTGTAGAAGATGTGAAACGTGTATTTAGAAAAATGAATAAACAAGGGTTTAAATATGGGGTTTACGATACTTTTAAATCTGAGGATGCTGCATCTGCAAATGTAACAGGTGAATTAATTGAAGCATCAAAACAACTTTTACAAGTAGCCGAAAAAGAGGAGATGTGTATCATCATTACAATGCAGTTGGCCATTTACATGGAAAACACACGATATTTAACTGCTGCCACTTTATCCAATGCAAAAGGAGTAAAAGAGGTTGTTTCAGAATTATTGCTCACTAGACCAGTATGGGATGATGAAATGCCGGGTGAAAAGTATGATATTAAACCTTATCGTTTCAAAAAAGATTCTACAGGTAAATATACAAAAATCAAAGAGGAAATTACATTGCATCCAGATAAAAAGTATCGATTGGTTTTCCTTGACAAAAGTAGAAATGATGAAGGTGAGGCTGTATTTTTATATCAGTTTGATGGGGCTTGGAACAAATGGACTGAATTAGGATATTGTACACCTAAACATCAAAGGTAGGAATGTGTATGGATGTGTATGCGCTAAAGAATTTCATTATAAATAATCCAGATTACATTGAATTGATACTTGAAGAAACAGGATTTCATTATGTAACAAAACGAGGTCATGAATACAGATGCGCAAGAGAATCTGGAAGAAATCCTACATCAGTAAAAGTAAACATTAATACCTTATCTGCAACAAGCTTTTCCACTAATTTAAAAGGTGATTTGATCACACTTGTTCAATCAAAATTATACATATCTTTTCCAAATACTATAAAGAAAATTGCAGAAATTGTTGATTTTAAAGATACCGAAAAACAGGAAGAATACTCACTCCCTTTTGGTGGCTTTTATAAGAAGATTGCAAGATTAAGAGAAAACGATTTTATAGATTTAGAAACTTTTTCAGATAATATTCTTGATCAATATGAAAATATTCCTAATTTATTATTTTATGAAGATGGGATTTTACCTGATATTCAAATGAAATACAATGTTGGTTATGATTCTATATCAAGACGGATTACAGTTCCTTGGACAACATTTGACGGTAAAATATGTGGAATCATGGGAAGGTTAAATAAACGAGAAGTTGAAGAAGATGAAACAAAGTGGTTCCCTGTTATTCCTTTTCCTAAATCAAGAACGATATATGGGTTTGCTACAAATTATGAATCTATTCAAGAAAAAAGTTTCGTTATGATTGGAGAAAGCGAAAAACATTCGCTGCAATTAGCAAGCAAAGGATTAAATATTGGTTTGTCATTAGGTGGAAGTTTTCTTAGTGAAGTACAAGCGAATAATATTAAGTCCTTATTTCCAGAAAAGATATTAGTTATGTTAGATGAAGGACTTAATGAAGAACATAGTATTGAAATAGCGAATCAATTAAAAGCTGATAAATATTATAAAAATCAAGTTGGATACATATTTGATAAAAATAACTTATACTTACCGAAAGAGAGTAAAATGGCTCCTGCTGACTTAGACAAAAATACATTAAAAATGTTAATAAATAACTGTACTATATGGTTATAAGGAGATGATGACTTGGACGCAAAAGAAAAATTAGATGAATTATATAAAAGTGGTGCAAAAGTATTTTCGTTTTCCAAACTAGGAACGTTTAATAATTGTGAATATGAATATTACAACAGTTACGTGTTGAAGAATAGAGGTATAAACAATATTTATACTGAGTTAGGATCATGCTTACATAACAACATTGAAGCGATATATGATGGTGAAAGTGACATAGATAATTTTAAAGATAACTATACAAATAAGCTATTTGAACTAGAAATGGTTGATATGACTTTTCCGAATGAAAAGATAGGAGATTCATGGAAAAAAGATGTTGATCATTTTTTAAACAACTTCAACAAAATGGATACTAAAATAATTCAAGAGAAGTTAGTTGTATTTGAAATTGGCGATGGACTATGGTTACAAGGTCGTATTGATGGAATTGTACCAAGTGAAAAAGGAAAGCCAAATGTAAATATATTGGACTGGAAAACATCAAGTAAATTCTCCGGTAAGAAACTGACTGAAGCAGGAAGACAATTGTTAATGTATAAGGTTGGTTTAGAAGATAATACACCATTTAAAGTAGATAAAGTAATGTGGTTTATGATTAAATATCTTTATGTTTGTAACATGCAAAAGAATGGTAAAGTTAAAAAGAAAATGTGTAACCGTGGTAAATGGGTTAAAGAAATTCGTTCGCAGCTCGAAAAAGAATTATACAAATTAGAGTTAGATGAATTCGAAATTGAATTATTATTGGATAAAGCAGTTGAAGACAATAAAATCGACTCTTTACCAAAAGAAATTCATGAAAAGTATTGGTTGGAAGATTGTTTTGTTGAATATGAAATAACTGATGAGAAGATTGAGGAGTTAAAACAATACATAGTTGGTACTGTAAAAGCAATTGATAGTAAAGATAAAACGAATGAGGACGATTGGAAACCAATTGAAATCGATAAACACAATTCATTTTATTGCAGCGTACTTTGTGGCCATAGAAAAACATGTAAATTTTATAAAAAATTCTTAGAAGAAAATGCAGACAGTTTTGATAAAAAGGATAAAAATGATGACTTTGATCTTTTCGGGTAGGTGTTAATATATGAACAATCCAAGATTAGTATTCTATGACTTTGAGGTTTTTTCCAAATCGGTTGATCCAGTTACAGGAAAAGCATTTTGGTTAGTGGTTGTGATTGATTATGAGAGTAAAAAAGGAAAAGTGATTGTTAATGATTTAGATATGCTTAAAGATTATTATGACTACTTTAAGGATGATATTTGGATTGGTTTCAATAGTAGAAGTTATGACCAATATATATTAAAAGGTTTAATTTTAGGAATGGATGCAGGTTT